TGACATATAATCTGTAACACTTCCATTATAAGTAGTGTCTATACTTTTTTTAGTATTTAAAATATTAGCTGCATTTGCCTGAGCTGTTGTTAAATATGCTTTTTCGTCTAACATAGAAGCATTAAAAGTATCTACTCTATTTTTTAAAAAAGTATTAACTCCTTTTACTGCAAAATCTGCAACAGCTATTTTCTTAGCAAAACTTTCTTGTTCTTTAGCTTCTTTTTGTCTTTGTTTTTTTAAGTCATCTCGAAGTGCTTCTCCAAACTTTATTGACTCTGCTTCATATCTTGCCATTTTTACTCCTGTCTTTGTAATAAACTAGGTTCACTAGGTTCTTCAGTTCTTGCTAACATACTTTGTTCTACTGGTAAGTCTTCTATTGTTTCTAAAATTTCTTCTGGTACACTTGCTCTATCTATATTATTTTTTTCTGGCATCTTTGCTCTAGACAACTGTTGTACTTGTTCAAATTTATTTTTATTATCTTCTTCCATTTCTATTTCATCATCATCTTCATCATCTAAATAAACAGAATATTCAACACCAGCTTTTTCACATAGAGCAATAAGAATATACATAACAGGTTCTATTAACATTAACATTAAGTCAGGATTAAACAAACCTTCTTGAAAACCTTTATAAAGTATTTGCATTGTTACATCACTTATAGGAACTCCTTGACCTATACCAGATATAAGAGATATATAATTTTCTTCTAATATAAGTTCTCCTACGATATAATCTAAAGCTTCTTTAGTTTCTGTAAATCTAGTTTCTCCTTCCCATGGATAAGGAGTATCTGGATTATTAGTTAAAGATTGACCCGGAATAGGCTTACCTGCTTGTCCTAAAGCTTCTACACCGTTAGGGTCAAATTCTTCTAAAGGTAACTTTTCTATCATCTTACGCCTCCCATACCCGGCATTACATTAGTTGCATATTGTCTATTTTGAAACCATGCATTTTCATCTTGTATCAAACCAGATGTAATATAATCATAATTTTGTATGCTTCTTACTTGAAAAGGATTACCTATATTATTTTGAACTGCTAAGTCTACTGTATCAAAAACACCTTGGGAAGAGTTTGGTTGCATTAAAGAAGACATATTAATATTTGTAAAATTGCTGTCTGGAGTTTCTCTTTTACCAACAATAAACTCAGCTCCTTTTTGTTGTAATCCTGATTCTGCTCCAGAAATTAAGTTACTTGTAACTGTTTCTCCTAAATCAAAATCTTTAACTGCAGAAACTAAATTATCTTTTTGTTGTATACCATAGTCCATTATTTTTTGACCTATAGTCTTTTCTGTTTGTTGTTGTTCTACTATACTTTGAATATTAGAAGTTATAGGTTTATCTAAAATAGAACTTTTAGTTATCTGTTCTTCTAAAGTAGGAGTTTTAAATTTAGAAATAGTATCTTCTATTGTAGGTATTTTTATTTCTTTCATGTTAGTTAAAGTATCTGAAATAGAACTTGTATCTATCATAGGTTTTACTTTAGGTTGAAAAGAAGCTTTTAAAGTATCTACAGGTCCACTAAAAATAGATTGTGCAGAAGTTTTTAAATCACCTAGAGTACCTTTACCAGTTACTACATCAAAAGCAGAACTAATAGTATCAGTAATACCAGTATAAACTTTACCTACCATAGAACCTGCAGTATGTACAGCACTTAAAGCTTTACCAAATAGTTGTCCACCGACACCTGTACTATTTGAATTACTACCATTTTTTAAATATGGTTTTAATCCGAATGCACTATTTGCGTTTGCCATAGTTATTGTCTCCTATTTATTATTGTCAAGTGGATAAGTAATTGTTAAAAAATTAACTTTTCTTAGTACCACCAAAAGTTACACGACTCTGTCTATCTTGATTGATAGGCATCGCATTATGTTGTTCCTTCATGAGATCGTTTTCAATTGCATCGTTTCTGTCTTGTGTTTGTTGTTT